GGCGATGCGTTCTTCGTCGAGAGCCTGCCGCGTCCGCTGATGAAGGCGATCATCTTCGGGCAGCTGGCTTATCTCAATTCGTCGCTCGCGAAGGAAGACACGCTGTTCCTGGGCGCCGATTGCGTGCTGGCTCGTGATCCTGCCGAGGTGTTCAAGCAGGAGTTCGATATCGCCTTCACGGTCGGGCCGTTTGCCGACTGCGTGCTGAACACCGGGGCGATCTTCATCCGCAGCGGCTTCGATGCGGCCTATATCTGGGCGCGGGCGTTTGTTGATATGGGCGAGGAGTGGGGCGACGATCAGAAGGCGCTCGCCGCGGTAGTCAACCCCACGTCGAGCCCGAGCGTCGTTTGCAGCTATGGCAACGGGCCGATCATTCGCTTTCTGCCGGTTGATCCGTACAACCTCGCGCCGGAGTATCCCGATGACGATTGCTCGCGAGGGTACGTCCTGCACTTCCGGGGCGAGCGCAAGCAGTGGATGAAGGACTATTGCGCGAAGTGGCTCGGGATCGGCGAGCGGATCGAGTGGAACGTTGTCGCCAATTCTCCGAAGGACAAGATTTTCGAGAATGTGGCGATCAACAGCCGCCGGCAGATACCCTGGGTGAAGGAGATGCTTGCGCATGAGGGCCACGCCGTCATTGTGGGGGGCGGGCCATCGGCTGCTGATTGCCTAAACGATTTGCGCCGTCGGGAGGCGCAGGGGCAGGATTTATTTGCGCTGAACGGCGTGGCGCAATGGCTGGCGCAATACGGCTTAATTCCTAAGTATCAGGTTTTGCTAGATTCACGTCCACAGAACCGGCGCTTTGTACGCCCTATTTGCGCCGAAGCGTTCCTGATCGCCTCACAATGCGACCCGGCCATCTTCGATATCCTCAGTGCCGAGGATGTGACGCTGTTTCATCACGCCGAGGAAGGCATTGAGGGGCAGTTCGGGGGACATTCGATCCTCATCGGAGGCGGGATCACGGTCGGGTTGACGGCGCTGGCGCTGGCCTACGCGCTTGGCTACCGGCAGATGCACCTCTACGGCTACGACAGCAGTGATCGGGACGGCGAGAGCCACGCCTACGCGCAGGCCGAGGCTGGCGCGGAGAATGAGCGCCGGGAGATCTGGTGCGGACGCAAGAAGTTCGTCTGCTCGCCGGCCATGTACGCCCAGGCGCAGGCATTCCCCGAGTTCGCCAAGCTGTTAGCCGATCACGGGGTCGTCATCACGGTTCATGGGTCAGGACTGTTGCCGGAAGTCGCGCGACAAACCTTTGGCATGGCGCAAGCCGCCGCAGCATAAGGAGAATTACTATGGCTCTGAAATCAGAACTGATGGCAGCCGGCATGCCGGCTCGTATGGCCAACGAAGTCGGGTTCGATGCGGTGCAAACCGTGGTCGGCGCCGGGACCAACCAGGCGACCGCTACGGTGCTGACGGGTAATTTCACGATCGTCTCGACAGCGCCTTCGGGGACTGGTGTGCTCCTGAAGTCGGCGGGAGCGCATGGGCCGCAGATCATCTACAACGGCGGCGCCAATACGCTGAAGGTGTACGGCAACGGTACCGAGACGATCAACGGCATCGCCGGGTCCACGGGCATCTCCGTGCTGACGCTGAAAAGCGCTCTCATTATGTCGGCTGGCACCGGCTCGATCGCGATCATCAGCGCCTAGGGAGTATCGGATGCAAGCATACTATACGCGGTCGTGGAGCGGCAGCGAAGCGACGCCGGGCACTATACGCCCGCGCTTCTATCTCGACCCGGTTCAGGATGAACTCGCAACGGCTCGCGAGGGGCGCCCGATGTTTCGGCAGATGGAACGCGTCGAAATGTTCATCCCCGGCAACCCGTGGACGCAGCCTGTCCATAATGTGACCGATGAGCACCGGGCACGCTGGCCGCGGGAATACGAGCAATTCCGTCAGGGGATCGATCAGACGGCTGACGGTACGCCGCTGGAGGAGTGGCCGGTCCTTAATCGCGCGCAAGTCCTAGAGTTGAAGGGACTGCAGATACAGACTATCGAGGAGGTTGCCACGCTCAGTGACGCGGCGTGTCAGCGGGCGATGGGGTTGCAGCAGCTTCGAATGAAGGCCAAAGCCTTTCTCGATGATGCGGCAGCTATCGCGCTGACGGAACAATTGAGCGCCGAGGGTGAAGCGCATCGTTCGGAAATCGCCTCGCTGAAGCGCCAGGTCGAGGAATTGCAGACGCTGGTGAACCGCCTGCACGCCGAGAGCATGGCGGCGCGCAACGCACACAACCCGATCGCGACGACGATCCCGAGCGTTGCTGATCCGATGCAGCAAATCCTCTCGGCGCAGCAAGCCGGGATGGAGCCGCGAGAGAATGCGAATTCATCGCTCGGCGCTTTTGTCGAGGAGAAGCGGCGCGGCCCTGGTCGTCCACGGCGCACCCCGATCGAGGATGCCGCCTGATGGCGAAAGCGGTCTTCAACGAGTGGCCGCCCTCAAGGATGGGGCAGGCGGGGGCTGATTTGATCGCCCTGGGAGAAAAAGCAAGTCTGGAGTTCGACGCGAATGGCCTGCGTCGTTATGTGGCGATCGCCAAGCGCGCTGCTGCTGCGGCTGGGGATGCCAACCCGGTGCCTGACGCTCCGGCCGCGCGATCGGCTTCGGCAACGCCAGCGCCGTCCAAGGCGTAAACATGCCGTCAAAGACACCCGCTCAGGCACGACTTATGGCGGCTGCCGCGCACAATCCGAAGTTCGCGAAGAAAGTCGGCGTGCCTGTGGGGGTGGCTAAGGACTTCAATGCAGCCGATACCGGCACAGGGATCATCAAGCCGAAGCGCAAAGTCAGCACGTCGCTAAGATATCGGCGCGGCTGAGCCATGTCGCTTCTCAGCATCTGCCAAAACGCGGCGAACAACCTTGGCGTTACGGCCCCCACCAGCATAATCGGCAACATCGATCCGGCCGCTGCTAGGCTTTTGCAACTGGCTCGACGGGAGGGGGCCAATCTGTCAACCAGGGCGAATTGGGCTGCGCTGGTGGTCGAAAACGTGTTCGTGGCAAACGGGGGGACATCGGACTTTTCGCTGCCGGCAGATTTCCGCTCGATGGTCAACGACACGCTATGGGATCGTTCGCGGCGCTGGCAAATGCGCGGGGCGATGACGCCGCAGCAGTGGCAACTCTACAAATCGAGCATCATCGGTCGGGCGACTATCGAGCGCCGGTGGCGCATTCGCGTATCGAGCGGTTCTCCGGCTGGCGCCCCGGCGACATTCGATATCGACCCGCCGGTAAGCAGTCGTATTACGAGTCCGCTGCTCAACGAGGACGGGTCTCCGATCCTAAATGAGAATGGGCAACCGATCCTTGTGGAAACGAATACAGGTGGCGGCGTTTTTGTTTATGAGTATGTGTCAAAAAATTGGGTAACATCCACAACTGCGTCACAACTCGCTGGGGCAACACCGGATACCAGAGGTAGTGGATACGTTGTCGGAGATATAATAGTCCCGGATCACGGCGCGACGCCAATAGTACAGTCGCCATTCTTGGTGGTCACTGGCATCGAGGACGCCACGACAGGAAGCATAGGGGATTTGGAGGTAACGCAGCCTGGGCAATATACTGCTACGCCTGGTAATCCGGTGGGGCAATTCAGCACTACCGGGAGCGGCGCGGGGGCGACATTCAATTTAACGTATTGCAGCCTAACGCAAGATGATTGGACGGCCGACACCGACACGTCCTTGCTGGACGAAGACCTGATAGAGCTTGGGGTTATCTGGCGGCTGGCTCGCCGGATTGGGCTTGCCTATGATGAGGAACGATCGGAATACCTCAATCAGGTGGGCCAGGCGGTAGCGAGAGACGGCGGCACACAGACGCTTCATCTGGCGCCGGTTGACCGGCTAACGCTAGTTGGTCCGTATAACGTGCAAGAGGGGAGCTTCCCCGGAGCGTAAGATGGAAACCCTCGCATCAATCCTTTCCGGCGCTGGCGCCAATCCGTACCAATCGAGTGGCACGGGGGGTGGGATATCGCCTTTGCTGACGCAACTCATGCTCGCAAAGCAGATGGGCGCTTCGCAGGTTGGGCAGCCTATGCCGGTTGGTCAGCAGCAGCCTATTGCGGGCGGTTCAACGCCTCCTGTGATGCCGCCGATGGGGCAGCAGGTGCCAGGGCAACCATCGCTTCCCCAGGGCTTTGGCAGCTTGGCAGCGTTGCCTGCGCTGATCTCGGGTGCCTATTGATGAGTTTCTCGACGGACGCCACTGCGATGGTCGAGGGCATGCCGATTGGGCTGCAACGCGAGTTCTCCGCGCTGATCGTGGCCGAGATCGTGGCTGAGTTGGCATTGCAAAACTCCTATACCAGAAGCGCGCCAACAACGGGCGCGACGATCACGATGGCTACTGGCGAGCGGCGCCGGGTGATTGATCCGGCAGGAACGATCGCTGCGCTTACGGTCGTTCTTCCGGCCTCGCCGGCAGATGGCGCCGTGGCCGAGATTATGACCAGCCAGATTATTACGGCATTGACGGTTAATGCCCCTGGGGGCGCTACAACTAATGGAGGGGCATTGACGCCTGCCGCTGACAGCGGTGCATCATGGCTTTATCGAGCCGCCAACACGACTTGGTATCGGAGATATTAGGGATGCTCACATTCCCTTATACGCTGCTGAACGGCACGATCGCCGACGCCGATCAGGTGATGGCGGATTTCAACGTCCTAAAAAATACGGTCAATGGGCAAGCCCAATACATACCGCGTTCGTCAATCCCATCAGCTCCTATCCTGGCAGGCTCATTTTTCACGACCGGGTATTTGACGGTCGGCGACATAGGTGCTGGCGCATTATATGTGCCTGGCGCTGCGACGCCGGCATATCGGAAGCCGGTTCAGGACGGGGGTGGAGCGTATTGGTTTTTGGCTAATGGCCCGTTGATCTATACGAACGCTGGGCATTACGGCCTGGTGGGCGACGGGGCTACTGATAATCACGACGCAATTCAAGCCGCGATTGATCATACGGCAGCACAGGGATCGGGTGGAACGATAGCGTTTCCGATTGGAGAGTTTGTTATCAAGTCCGCGTTGGCGATAAACTATGGTATGCGTCTTGTGGGAGCGGGCAACGGAATCGGCCCTGGTGGCACGGTTGTTGGTGGAACGCAGATCATTTCCGATACTACGTTTAAGACGGGTGACATGATCGTATGCACCACGAATCAGGCCGTAGAGTTCTATAATATAGGGTTCAACGGGTTGGGTGGGCCGTTCGCGCGGACATCAGGAGCATGTATCAAGATAGTTGGGGTGCCATCAACTATAAATGTCTCATCGCGCGTCGTGGGGTGCGCATTCTCAAATCAATGGGATTGCATCCAACTAGATGAATGCCAGCAATCGATTGTGTATGGGAACACGTTTTTTAACTGGGGGAACACTGCTGTTTATACAACCATTTCTCGTGGTATAGAGGCTAATGGAGGGAATATCTCTGCAAATTATTTCTTAGGTGACACTACCTCCTCAACGGCGGTGCAGGCTGCGATATATCTAACAAGCGGATATACCACAATCGACAACAATTCTATTGTTGGGTGTAAGTATGGTATAGCGTATATTCCAAACGCTGATAGCGCTAATGCCTCAGCCATAATGATAACAAATAATTTTATTGAGGAGCAGACGGTAAGTGGGATTTATTTTGTTAATAGTTTTTCCTCTCTGTTCACTGGCTTATTGATAAGGGGTAATGAATTCTCAAGCATTACTAATGGGGCTCACACACAATCCCACGTAGCTCTCGTCTCCGGGTCTGCCGACCCGGCGTGGATTAAAAACGTAATAATCACAGAGAACACGTTTAACAGCTTTATTTCCAGGCTAGGCAGCATATTTATATCCATCGAGGTGGGAGGGGGCAACATTCATATTGCTGGCAATGTTATGAATAATAATGGAGTAAGCGGCCCAGAGGGGATCGCTGTCGGGTCGAGCGTTAGTGCGCCAATTCAGGTGGTTGATAACTTATTTATTGATTGGGCGGACGCGAAATATGACGTAACAGTGCTGACGATGGTGCGGGACTTGGCGACGCAGCTCGCCTTCTCTGAGTTGGGCGGATGGCAGCATGGTAGCCAATGTTATGTGACCGATGGCCAGGCAACCAGCAGCGTCGATCCCACGCTTATAGCCGGCGGGAGCGGCTGCACGGCTAATCGGGCGCGAGGCGCCTGGTACGCTCCTTATGCATTGACCGGCTGATGTTGTCGCAAACGGAAAAAGTACGGGCGTCTCGGCGCATAGCAACGCCCCAAACTACGGCAGCCCCCCTGCTCGGATGGAACACGCGCGATCCGTTCGAGGCGATGGAGCCGACAGACGCCGTTTTGTTGGATAATTGGTACCCAGATTTCGGCGGTGTTTCGGTTCGCAAAGGTACGCAGCCGTATGCGAATGGATTAGGTACAACCGCAGTCGAAACTCTTACGGTGTTTAATAGCAATATAAATCCTCAGTTTCTCGGAGCCTGTGACGGGTCTATCTACAATATAACAACTGCCGGCACCGTTGGCACTGCCATTCAAAGTGGGTTTACCTCGAACCGCTGGCAAACGGCCATGTTCAATGGGCATCTATTTTTGGCTAATGGCGCTGACAAAGTTCAGATTTATAACGGGACAACAATGGCAGATGCCGGATTTACCGGAGTCACATTAACGACGTTAAACGGGGTCGGTGTTTTTCACAACCGGTTATTTTTCTGGACAGGCGGTGATCCAAGTTTCTGGTATGGGCCGCCCAATGGGATTACTGGCTTACTCACAAATTTTGACCTAAGTACGGTACAGACGGCAGGGGGGAACCTTATTACTGTTGAAGTTTTGAGTTATGACGGTGGGACCGGCATTGATTCATATACCTGTTTCTTCATGTCGTCTGGCGAACTGTTAATGTATTCCGGCAGTGATCCGTCTAATATCAACAATTGGGCATTGGTCGGTCGGTATATGATATCGCCGCCAGTGGCTATTCGCGCGATTGTGCGGTACGGTGGAGATATCTATCTCGCGACGAACACTGACCATCAGCAGCTATCGAAAATCTTGATTGCATTGAAGCTTGGAGAGACACCCCCGAGAACAAAGATCGCTGGGGCAGCGACAAGAGCGCACGCGGCAGCCGGGGATATATTCGGGTGGCAAGCAATTTATTATCCGGCCGGCTCGCGGTTGATTTTCAACATTCCTAACACTGATGGCTCATTCTCTCAGCATATTTACAATACGTCAGTACAGGGATGGACCAGATTTACCGGCATGCCTTCGTCTTGTTGGTGCGTTTTCAAAGATATGTTGTATTACGGCAGTTCGGTCGGTCGTGTGATACAGGCTGATGTGGGGGCGCTTGATGGGTTAAATTCAATAGTTAGTATCAGTCAACAGGCATGGCAGAATTTCGGGTCTCCGTTGCTTAAGAGGCTTACTGCGTCCAGGATTGTCGTACAAACCACAAATCAAGGCGCGTCATATGATTTCCGTGTAGCATTTGATTATCGTGATAGTGTGATTTTAACTCCCATTGGATTGCCGCCACAGGCATCACTATGGGGGAGTAGTATATGGGATAATTTTCTTTGGGCGTCATCCAGAGCCTTTGTCGATATGAATTGGCATATAGAGGGTGGCGAGGGATCGTCCTTGTCATGGGGGATTATGGCGAACACCAAGGCTCCGATGACGTGGGTTCGCACCGACCTGATGCTTGAGCCGGGGAACATGCTGTGATCCGCGCGATCATAGGGGCAGACGAGTTCATCGCGCGCTGGGTCGGCGAGCAGCTTGGCA